ACTCCCCAGACTACATTATTCAATTCCATTGTATCTACTAAGTAAACCATATAACGTAAGAGATCAAACAAATCACGTTCCATGTACAATATTAATTCTTCACCACATCGTTGTAACTCTGCATCTGTTTTGCATAAACTTAATATATGCGCGGCAATGTCCATCTCTTTGTAGCTATCAGGCATGTACCACAGTTCCTGGTTTTGCTTATCAAAATCTTCTATAGATAAATCATCTTCTAAGTGTGTGACTAATGCTTCGTACCCGGCAGCCCTATTTGCTAGGCTGACATCTATTGTTTGTCCGTCCTCTATCATAAACGGTCCAGGGTGATAATTAGGGTCAGGATTAATATCGTGCATGAGTATATCAAACACTTCGTCCTGATCATAAATCATTTGTCCAAATTTATCTGTTTTCATTACTTAGGGTTTTTAGTTTTGCTAGTAAAGTCTGCTTTAATAACTTTTCCACCAGTTCCTTTTTTGGTTTTCTTTAAAGATGGATCTAACATAAATTCATTCTCGTCTGTATCTTTATCTGCATCTTCGTCCATCCACGGAAATCCTAAGGCTTCCCACGTTAACGGAAAAGGTTTAATAGCTTCAATTTCATCTACGTCGCTGCCCACTGGATATGATAAGAAACGTGGAGCAGGTGATGCCCACCAGTTTACTTCATCATCGTCGGCTACTATTTCATGCACTTCGTCATCGTCGTCTGTTGAATCCCAAACGTATGTCATCAAGCCGCCAACTGCGCTTGTAATTTCTGCATCCGATATTACAAGTGTATCTTCGAGTATAGCATTCATCTTCGTAACTAGCGTGGCAAGAATTATTGGATCAAAAGGACCCGGACCTGCAACCGTTAACACAGGAATACCTGCTTTTACGTAGCCTTTAATAGCAAGGAGATCATCTTCTTGTACAAAGACGCTACGCTGTACTATTTCATATACAAAATACCCTAAGCGATCAATGCCGGTATTCTGATCTTGCATTGATTCGCCATCTGAATAAAAATCTATAATCATCGAGTACTTGTTAAAATACAATTCGCCACCGAAGTGTATGCCTGCCATAAAATCATATTGGTTCTTCATTCTAGCCATCTACTTTAAATCCTCTACTGTAACTCTACAACAATCTTAGCGTTGTATCCTTCTTTAAGGTACTCAAATACATCTTCCCGTATCATATCTGTTTGGTCGAATATAACAAATGGTCTGCTTTTAACCACCTTAATTTGTTTTAATGAATTATCATTTACTGTTATTATAGCATTACAAACACGATTAATAATTTTTCGGTCCGACGTGTAGTCATGTAACATACGGGTCATTCCGAGTTTCTGATCGTGTTTGGAAACAAAGCATATCGAATCTGGGTGCTCGACTAATAGCTGAAGGGCCGCTGTTGTGTGTCCAGATCGCCGCGGCATTGAAATTTTCACTGTCCCGAACTCCTTGCGATAATGGTCACTTGGCATTTTTTTATACCAATTTGTAATAGACAAGCGAGTTGTATTATCTAGTGCTTGATTCGCTAGTGAGACTATTAATTGCGAATTAACTGTTATCCGATCTTCATCGACTATCATGAGATATCGATCTTCTCATCTAGATCCGAGTCTTTGCCACTATTGCCGAACATTTCGTTAAGCATTTCTTGCTGTGCTCTTGTGTAAACTTCAAGCACCATGTTGAGTTGATTTATAAGATCCTGGTTATTTATTCTGTATGCAAACGCTACACGCTTATTAAGATCTTGAATTTTCACTTGAATTTCTTCAAGGTTCAAATCTCTCTTTAACTGTAATATGTCTACCCCAGGATGTTCCATAATCTTACTTAGTTAGATATCAGCCTCGGCGCGATTTTCAGACTCCTCAACTGTAAAGCCTTCTTTATAACGACCTTCCAGTTTGTCGCGGTTCATTTTAATTATTTCGTCTGCTGTGACACCTAACGCCAGACATGCAACCATCACATAAAACATTAAATCGCCAAGCTCTTTTTGTAGATGAATCTTGTTGGCTAGATCAAGTGGCTTGCCCTGAAAGATCATTTTCTTAACAATCTCATCAAACTCGCCTGCTTCGGCAGTAAGGCCAACTGCCGCTGTGAGTAACTCTGGAATTTGCACTCCGATACCGTCGCCATCTTCTTTAAGAGCGACCAGGCTCTCAATCATTGTATCAAAGTCTCTGCTTTGCTTTGATAGTTTACCTTGTACGAACATTTCGTAATCGTTTAAATCTGCCATTATTCCTCCTCAGGAATCCATAAGTTCATAGCTGCTTCAATAACAGCTTCGTTTAAATTTGTTCTGTGTGCAATTGGGGGTTCGGTTTCTGGGCCGGATATATATTGGTAAATGAAGAATTCATTTACGCCGTCATCATAGAACAACTTGCAATCGCCTTTTGATATTACTGCGCCTAATAGGGTTAGATTCTGATCGAGTTTGTTGAGTGGATCCCACTGAACTACGGTGTGTTGTTTGTATACCCGGCAATCTAGTTCGTACACAGATTGCCCAGCCATAGATGCCAAAAAGACAAGTTCACTAACGGTAGGTTCCCTTAGCTTTGTCATTTCATCCCAATCGTCTTGTGTTATTTCGCGCATGACTTAGTATAAACTAACGCGAGTGGAAGATCAAGCTATTCGGTTACCAAGATGCTGCTAAGGCACGATGCCAAATTGAAGTAGCACCGTCGTAATCGGCTGTGCATAGGTAAATGTACGTAGCGTCAAATGCTACCATACCGATTAAATCGCCTGCTGCACCAATTGATGCTGCTGGTGCTGCAACTAGAATTTGTCTGCGACCTTGTGTTAAATCATTAACCACAATTGTAGCACCACCATCTCTAGACGCAAATTCAAATATATATGTTCCTACAGTAGGAAACGTAAATACCTGACCTTCGATGTTTTGCAATCCATCAATTCCAATTGATACTGCGGCTGGTAATGTAACCGTGTAACCAACATTAGTAATCTCAATTTCAAGTTGTACTGTGCTATGCGTAGCTACTGGAGAAAAGCTAAGAAACGATAAACTAACTGATGCCACCGGTGTTATCTTTTGGTACGGTGCGGCGGAAACTGTAATATCTGTTGGGCCTGTTTGTCCTGTAGTAATTAATACTGTTCCGCGCATATCTTCAACCTGAGCGGATTTTATTACTGCGCCTGCAAAGTCGTTATCTAATGTGTCACCAAGTAGTGCTGCTTTGAGAATTACCTTACTCTGCAAGTCTTCAATCTCATCTTTTGCTGCTACAAAGTTGGTATTTGTATTAGTAAAGTTGTCTCGGAAGCCTTGACTATCGTTATCCTGGCCTGCTATCGGATACGCTGTATCGATGTTAGTTGTATTAATTATGCTTGTCATATTATTATAATCCTTGGTGTACTGTATTTATTACTGTTCGTTGTTTATTATCATTTTCTGCGGAAACTTAACATATTGATCGTTTGCGTCCGAGCTACTATAGACATCAACTGGCGATGTAAATCGGCATGCGCCTCCGTCAAATATCGTCTCAAGGTCGATACCGTCATTCCTATCAAACGATGTCACAATACCACGTTTCCATATATTAGAATCGGATACTAACATATCACTATCAACTGTGATATTCTCCGAGTCTGCTGTGATACCCCAATATTGTGATAGTGTTGCATCAAGCGTATATCGATCAATCTCAAAGTTAATTAAATTAAGTTGAGTACCAAAGAACTCAGTAATGCTGTATTGCATTTGTTTTGATTTGCCGGGTTGAGTGTATGCAATAACCCAGGCAGGTGTAAATCCTAGTACCGATCCATCTATTTGTTTTGATAGCATCCAGCGAGGCAATAACTTCGACAGTTGACCTATTTGATCAACTACTTCTTCACGCATATTTTGTAAGCTGTTCGGATAAACAGTCGTAACAGGCACGCCATCATCTATTGCTGGATACTTAATAGAAACAGAAGGTGGTATACTTTCACCATCGCTATTAACCAAGTTATCTACAATTTGACTATACACAACTTCGTATATGACATCGTCATTATCATCTAATGCTCTTGCAGTTTTAACTTCACCAAGTATCAAGTTCTTGTTGTAGTGATTAAATTCAAGTGCCGCAAAATAGTCTTCAAGTGTTGCAGGTGTTAGGCCAAAGGCGTGCTGGTATATAACTCGGTTAGCTGATCCAAAGTTTGGGTCGTCAGCTCTGTACACATTATCTTGTGCAATGACATTACCGTTCAATAGCAATGTATTAAGTAAATCTCTATCAGCAAGCGGTGGCATAGCCTTACAATATAATATATTCTGTGGGCTATCGAATTCTCTATTAACTAAAATTGTAAATTCTTTAGTAACTGATACGATGCCATTTGTACTATATGCTTCAACTGTAAAGTTGTATGTTAAGTCAAATGTAGTTGGGTTAGCATCAAGTCTAGTTGCATATTCTTCGTCGAATGTTGTAGTGCCACCATCAAAGCTAAACGTCTTAAAGCTAACCTGGCCAACGATGTTACCACTAGGTAACAATGATAACCCCTGTGGCAACTTATTTTTAAGGCCGGTCTTTAATCTGTACTTTATTACTGTTCCAGGATATGATGCTTCGACATATAGTGTGCTAATAGCACCATTATCAATTGTGCCTACTAGGGTATCTGTTAACCAGAAGACACTAGTTTCAATATCACCAATTAACGTTAGCGAGGTTAAGTACAACAATGATTTAATCGATGGATCTATTGTTTTAAATGTTTTGATGCCAAATGTATATTCTACTTCAGTTAAACCTACGTGTGGCAGGTGACCAGACAACCAACCTGTTACAGGATCTAATGTTAGCCCTGCAGGTAATATACCGTGATCTGCTGTTAAGTTACCGTCATCAGCTGTAATATCTGTAGTGCTCGCAGTATCCGGTCCCCATGCAATCTCGTATTGAATCTGATCGCCGTTTGGATCTATTCCAATGAACTGATGTGCATAATAATTATCGTGCCTGACAGTACCTAAGTCATCTACGTTGTTTGTAATGTATGGTGATCGAATTGCGATGCTATCTGCTGTGACGTTAGTGTTATCAGCTGTGAATTCAACATTGTCAGCTGTCATGCTATTACGACTGTATATAAACACTTCAAATGTTCTTAAGACAACGTCCTTACCATCTGTCACTTGTAATACAAATTGATAGTTCTGATCAATAGATACTGTACTAAAATCTAACGGGAACTCATCGAACGTTGTGCCGTCTCTATCCCAGCCTGCTACTGCACCACCTATACCAATAAGCGGTTGAGCGAAGCCGCTCAAAAGACCGTCTGACGTAAGAGTTAATCCCAGTGGAAGTATGCCAGACACTAACGAAATTTCAATAGTGTCGCTTGGATCTGAATCTGACGCTTCGAATTGGAAACTAACCTCACCACCGTCGAACCATTTACCTACTAGGCCAGCCGGTGTATCCCACTTTGGTTTATCTTGTCCTGATATTGTGAGAGTAAACGTTCTGTCGGAAACACGGTCCTCCTCATCAATAACACGTATTGCGAATTTTGAGGTTGTGTCTTCGGATACCTCGGATGGTACGCCTTTAAAGTCTGCTACTGAAACAGGAATGCCTTCAACGACGCCGTTTGTGTTTACTTGCACTCCAGCTGGCAATGCGCCAGCTATTAGTGAATAGGTTACTTTGGATGGGTCACCGGGGAAATCAGGATCTTCTGCTTCTAATGCAATCCTGTAAAACTTCCCTTCTGGTACCACGCCTAAACTACCGGCGTCGGTAATCCATACCGGAGCCAATGCCATTTATATTACCAAGTAGTCGGGTTTGTTGACGATATTGCTACTCGCTGCCAGCTCACTGTTGCATCACCTGGTACATAATCTAAGATACAAACGTACAAAAATCCGTCTTCGTATGCAAGCATACCAGCTGTATCGCCTGTAACACCATGTGGTAAAGCTGGAATTGTGCGTTGATTTAAATCAGTAACTGCCGCTTCCAGGATGGTAATTGATGCTTCTGTGAAATGCACGGTTGCATCTGCAAGATGTGACTCAGTTGCAAAGATATCAGCCTCGCGCCATATGTTTGCGACGCCGTCTGTCCACGTTTGGTAACACACCCAAATGCTAGTACCGTCTGTACCATCTATTGCGATCATGCCAGCAACATCGCCCGATAACCCCTTGCGGTCTGCTGGCGGTGCTGTTTGGCGTACCACAGATGCTACACCTGTGTAGATTTCTAGGAAGTTGTCGTTAGTCTTATCGAATGCATCACGAAGTTGATCGCCTGTGCCATCGTTCGCGGTAGTACCGATATTAATTGTTTGATTTGCCATTTATACTGTTCCTCTGTTAAGTTACAGTATATTTATCACATTGGCAAGGAAGCCTACTTAAACTAAAATTGCTATAATCTCTTCTTCGTTTAAAACTAATAGATCTTCGCCGTCGACGGTAATTTCCTGTCCAACGTATTTGCCAAACATTACTTTATCGCCTATTTGAACGTCCATTGGTACGATTTCACCGGAGTTTAATGTCTTGCCCTTGCCTATTGCTAGAACAATACCTTCAGCAGGTTTTTCTGCTGCGGCGCCCGGTATTACAATACCACCGGCGGATGTGGTTTCAGCTTCTAATTGGCGTAAGACTACGCGATCGTGTAAGGGACGGATTTTTATTTCGCTCATGTTTTTTCCTATTGTATTCTTAACCTAGAGCTATGAAAAAGCCTACGATGTTAATGACTACAAAATATGCAGTTAACAAAATAGTCCATACCATTTCTCTACGGTAGTAAGCAAACAAGCCCGTTGATGCCCCAACTAAAAACAATGGGTAAACGAGTAGCATGTTTGGATCTTTCGCTGTGAGTGCTAATAGCAATGAACCAGCAATTGTAAATAACATACCAATCATTTCAAATAGAAATGCGATATGATCATGTTGCCAACTCCGCACTAAAGCGTTTTTTATTCGTTCCATATATTTATTGTGTGGGGGGTGACTAGTGTAACTTTCTATCCGAACTCAGATCGCCAAGATCCCATTCGTCAAATGATTCTTCGTCGGTATTGCTTTTTTCACTAATTGGAGTTTCGGGGTCCTCTAGGAAGTTATCATATGCAGTGATCCAGTCTGGGTCATTGAATGAGAATACAGTTACTTGGTCCGGATCGCCCGGTACTCCAAACAACCGCAACACGTCGCTCATGTCAACAGTATCAACCATTCCAGTTTCGTAGATGGCCGATAAGATTTTCATGATCGCGTGATGAACGGTTGGTTCTAGGTCTTCGAACATTACCCGGTAGTTGCAACCTTGGTTGCTTTCTTAACAAAAGTTTCGACACGAGGGTCGGTTGGTTTGTTTTCTTTGATACGAGTTTTAACGTTCTTGGTCAACGTGGTCTTCATGTTAGCGCGTTTCACGTTACGTGACTTTTCAGAAATCTTAACTTCAAGAATTTCTTTCTGTGCGCCCGTTAGGTTAGCCCTGTTGTCCATGAAATATTGAGCTGCTTTTAACTTAGTCATTCCTTTTGGCAGTTCAATAAGATCAATGTCGGTACACTCGGCCTTGTCAAGGATCTTAATGCGTGAGACGAGGTCATTCGCCCAACGTACCTTGATAGTACCATTTTTGTTAATCGCAGTACCTACGATTGTGAAGGTTTTCTCTTTACTCATATGTTTAATCCTCCTCAGGATCAGTTATTAAGGTTTAGTTTAGCCGTACATGGCTAGTGAGGTTAGATGATTCTACGAATTGGTTGAAATCGGACTTGCCATCCATTACGTCAATTACTGCTTCGAGATGCTTGCACATATCATCAACAGATAATACTTCGTTGCTTTCCCAGACTTTTGCGACCTGGTCTAAGGATCTTTCGATCTCAGCAGTATGAATGTCTTGTACTTCTTTGCTTGTCCGAATATTCATAATATCCTCGCTAACCATTGGTTGAAGTGTTAAGTATAGGGTCTTGTTTTAGAATAGTCAACCGAAATAATATTTCGATTTAACCGATTTTGATCATCCACGGTGCGGAGTTAGAAGCTGCTGATCCTTTAACTTCAGTTGGAACTGTAATTACGTTAGCAGATCCATATTGTGCCGCGCACATCTGTTGAGCTGCAAAGCTGGATTGTGCGTTGAATTGGACGGTATGTGGTACACGGGCGTTGCCGTTGCGTACATATACTCTGGCTGTAAAGGTTTTCATAACAGTATTTATTCCGGTTGCCTTCTATCTAATATGTACTAATTATAGCACCTTAGCCCAAAAGGTCTACCAAATTGCTTGATTTATTTCCTAATAGGTGCTAAACAGGTGGTTTTAAGCGTTCTAGTGTGTATTGACGCACATTTAAAGATTACATGCAAAGTTTTTCCCACTTTTACTATATAAATCAATGACTTAGCAGTTTTAGTGATACATAACTGGGAGCCTATAACTCTATATAGATCAATGACTTAGCAAACCGCCTACGCTTTACTTGGTATTTTGTGTGTTATTAAAAATGCTGTCATCTGCAAAGGGGAAATTAGTACAAACTCTCTGGCACGATGTATCTGTGGTTTTAACCATGTACTAGGATAGATAAGATCTACTTTAATCCGGATAGAATTGTATTGGTCAGGTTTTGATAGTGCCAACACCTTATGAAGTTTTTCGTTACGATATACATGATCACCAACATTAATCGGAACACCCATAAAATCAACATATTCAATCATAATCAAAACCTCGCAATAAATTATGTACTAATTGTAGCAGGACTACCCAAAAGGTCAACCTTTTTTGCAGCCACAAAAAAGCCCGCACAACGCGGGCTTTGTGTACTTCCTTATACGCTTATTCTACCAGGGTATATTAACCAAGTACTTTAGCGCGGCTACCTACAACATCACGTGATGAGATTGAATACTTGCCGCCAGCAACTTTAACGTTTAAGCCTAAGTTACGTAAGTCAAAGACGCGAGCAGTTAAATTCAAGATACCGTATTGCTTTGCTGCTTGAGAAGCTGTAAGCGTACGGCCTGTTCCGCGTAAATGGTTTTCCAAGAATCTTGCTTGGCCCTTTACTTTATAATATGACATTTTTATATTTCCTCTAAATGTTCCATTGAAAAGGTCTTACTCTTCACAATGTATACGACGGATTGTACAGTCATTCCCGTAATCTGTCAATAGTCAGTTTTGCCGAAACTGTTATCTCTTAAGGATAACCTCGTCAGCTAAACCATATGCTACAGATTCTTCTGAGGTCATAAAATTATCGCGGTCTGTATCTTTTTCGATTGTTGTGTACGGCTTACCGGTGACAGTAACATACACATCGTTTAATGCTTTCTTCCAGCGCAATGTTTCGTTAGTGTGAATTTCCAAATCGGACGCCTGACCTTTGTAACCAGCTAGGACTTGGTGTATCATGTGTGTACCGTGCTTCAACATCATGCGCTTACCTTTGGTACCGCTTGCTGCTAACAATGACCCCATGCTGCAAGCCTGGCCAGCAACAATAGTTCGTATATCACATTTGATGAAGTTCATGGTATCAATTACAGCCATGCCGTCAGTTACTGAACCGCCTGGGCTGTTGATGTAAAATAGGATTTCTGAATCTGGGTTGTCGCTTTCCAAATATAACATTTGAGCGATAATGCTGTTACAGCTATTCTCATCTACTACGCCGTTTAGCATAATGATTCGTTCTTTAAGCAACCGACTGTAAATGTCGTAACTGCGTTCACCGTTTGGGGTCTTTTCTATTACTACTGGTACCAATGTTGTCATGCTGAGTCCTCTTAATTAAGAACACATAGTAACACAGGTAATACAAAAGATGCAATGTCAATTAGACCAAAGCGGGAGGTGCTAGGAGAATTGGTAAAGACTTTCGACTGCTATTTGATTAATCATATCTTCACATTTTTCATTGAGCTCATCCATTTGCTCTTCGGGTACAACCGTACCATCGTTAAATTCTGCATACCCGATAAAAGCGTCACAGAAATCTGGGTAGTCACCAAAGTCAACTCCTTCAACTTCAAAAGAGCTTTCGTTAACAAGATCAATATCGAGAGGAACTCTCTTAAGGGCTTCGAATGTATCTTCTGCTGTAAAGTCTGTCATGGTATTCTCTTCAGCTTGCAAGGGCCCGGAGGCCCTTGAAGTGGGATTGTAAATCTCTATAGGTCTATTGTCATCCCTACTATTCTCTTGGTATTAAATTATTAACTTTTAGTCCGGGGAAGCTCTAATACTATTACTCATAGCATGACTCCTTTATTAAGGTTTCCGTAGACCTTGCAGAGCGTACAAGGGTTCCGGGGTACTACTTTTTATCATCTCTATAGTTTATGGTTTAAAAGGCCTTTATCAGCTTATTGCATCTGTGCCTGACGGCTCCTATCACGACCGTGAATTCTTTCGTACTGTTCAATGTTACTTAGTGCTGTCTCGTAGTAGTGACATCCTTTTTTGTGTTTAGCATAAATTTTCGACACCAAGTACTGCCCGCGTCTGATAATCTTGCTTTCGTAATCTTCAATTGGCTTAGGTTCAAACGATACCATATCTTTATCCGGATCGTACTTTATCATAAGTGAGGCTGCAATGTACATTGAAAAGTTACCTTGCTCGACCATTTCCTCTAAGCTAGGTAAGGCCAGCTTGTACTTCTCAACTTCTAGTACTGCATCAATAAGTTTCTGTGACATTAGTCGGTGCTCCTTCTTATATTAGTATGTACTAATTGTAGCAGGACTATCCAAAAGGTCAACCTTTTTATCAGGTTATTTGGACTTAATCGAAATTGATACTTTACCAGATTCTTTCTTTTCTCCGGTTATAGTAGCCATGCACACCTTTGAAAATACGTCGTCCCAACCTTCAACGGCACAACGGGCAGCAACAGGATCAACTTTGTGTTCTTTAATAAGTTTTTCAATGGCTGCTATCTTTGCCATTTCCGCTGTATGCTTTTGTGCCGAAATCTTGACTTGGCCATTTGTTTTTGCTGTTTCGACTTTTGCTGTCTCTGCATCAATAAATTCTGGCATCATTGAACAGGATGCCATTGAAACAACGACAACCATAATAGTAATGGCTACCATTTTAATTCCATACTTCATGACCTCTGCTTCGTGTTCCTCTCTTGTCTTCGATCCTGTTACATTATTACCAGTCTGCATAATCTTATTTTCCTTTCCATCCTTTAAGGGCGGCGAATGTTAATAGTTGTACATGCTCATCATTCGGCATGGTGAATGTTTGCGTTATGCTGTCGAACTTAAATTCTTTAGATTTATCTTTAAGGTCATCTCCTCTAATTGCCCACACATTATGATTGGTCCAACGTGTAATACGACCAATTCCTAATATCTTACCTGGCATAACACCAATGACCCAATCGCCTTTTTGGAGTTCCTGCTTGTACTTGTTAACAGGATTTTTAACTTCTACCTTCTTGTGTGCTTCAACGTTACGGAGGTACTCGGTTTGATGTTTTCCGACAAGTGCTTTTGTGTACTGACATTGAATACGGCCTTTTTGTTTACGCCCGTCTACTTTGTATATAAGTGTGGCACCATATGTTACAATCTGATTAGCATTGTTGTACTTGGTTTTTTCCTTGTACGTGTCAACTTCAATGCCTATTACTCTAGCAATAGTGCCTTTGGTTGCAGTAGCAGTAATTTCGATAAACGTATCAGCAGGTACAACAATATCCCCGACCTTAATGAATCTGTCGGAGTATACTGTTTTGCCGGTCCAATCTTTTGATTCTTTTGTTTCGATTTTAACACCGCCACAACTTTTTAAAATAGTACTTAATGACATTATTCTTTCCTTATTAATCCTAATACTGTTTGGTATTTGTCCCACGCATCTTTTACCGCTGGGTTCTTATCGCGAAGCCGGAGGTCCTCGAGTTCTAGCTGGAGTGCATTTTTTTCGACATCCAGAAGCTGTTGCTTTAACTCAAGCATTTCTTGGCCAATCTGATTGAGAGCGCCGCCTGTGATATTATACGATCGTTCGTCGTATGTCCTCGTAGGATCGAATGTTGAGTCTGATGACATTAGTCCTTAACCTCTTTTAAGAAGGCGTAGGCCTTGTGGTACTTCTCGATGCGCTCGTGGTCCTTTGGACGTAAGCCCTTCATCCTGTGAATGTCGCTGTTGTGTCGCAAGTCAGCCATCTTAATTGCGCGAGCAATTAGAGATACTGAAATCCGCATAATGTAATCCATGTATGGTTCGTTATCAGCATGGCTGAGCAATACGATTATGCTAACTGTACGAGGGTCAAAGCCCTCGGCTAAAAGCATCTCCGCTGTCCAATCCGTGTCCTCAATTAAGTCATGAAGTACCGCAGCGATCATCGCTTCCGTGCCTAGATGTGCAACGGCGCGCATAACATGAAGGCAGTGGAGGGCATAAGGAGTTCCACCCTTGTCGAACTTTCCGTCAAACGCTACCGCCATAATGCGGATTGCCTTGTCAAGTCCTGCGTACTTTATCTTAGTGCTCATCATTAATCCTTACTATTATAATCATCATCAATTTCATTTGTTAATTTAAAAGCATGGTTAAGTCCATCAGCTACGCCTGTAAAATAATCTTTGGCAAAGTCATCGCCTCTAGCCATCTTTGTGTACTTTGCCATAATGGCTTCTAACTTGTTGCTTAACACAAGTTTCTGTTCGTCTGTTAAATCGTTTGTAACATCAACAAGTGCCATTTCTATAAACTCCTTAGGAAGTCGCGCGCCAGCTGTACAAACTTAGCGCGTTGATACAAATCTTTCTCAAGTAACTGTGCTAACTCTAAACAAGCATCAACCCTTTCTATAGGGTTGCGCCATTCATCGTCAATGGTTGCTTCAAGTGATGACTTGCGATTTAGGAACGCTTCACCTTTTGTTAACACATCTGACATTTGCTATTCCTTCTTCTGAAGATTTTTAAGTACTAAATTCTTTGGTATGTCGCGTAGTTCTTTTCCTACGAATATTGATATTATATAAAAGAATGCCAATACATAATGTCCGAACCAGATAAACACTCCTGTCACGCACAGATCATATAGTACGTCGATTGGGAATGGTATAACCGACTTTGGCATCTCCCTGGCCAACTTTTCTTTCATCTCGCCTTTCTTATCATTTGACTCAGCGCCATCTATCATTAAGGCAAACATAAACAAAAGACTAATAGCGACAGTGACCCAACCCATGAACACGGCAATATTCTTTGCACCTTCAATTGGTTCTTCAACTATAAAGCCGTAATACAAAGCGGCTGCAAAGATACTGTTGATTACTACGTATCTCGTAAAGAGATATACTGGGTGTTTTGATATAGTTTTCCACATTATACAAATACTCCTAATTTATCTGTCCAAAACCAAACCTGGAACATTGCTGATGGATACCAAATTAAAAAGTGCCCCGGGGAGCAAACGCCCGGAATGAGATATGGCAGTGTCATGTCGTTACCAAGTATCAAACCCATGTACTTAATCGTTGCCGTAATAACCATTACCGCGGTGAATATAAATAGTGCTTCAATCATGCTGCTTTCTCCATTTCAAGTATCTCATCCTGAGTATACACATGTTTCAGGAACAAGTCTTCCACTGTTTCACCAAGCTGTGCTGCTAACCAAGCAATAATATATCCGTTTTTCTTCACCATTGCCAATCGTCTTGCTGCTATACGCTGCGGCCTTTCGATCAGTCGCTTAAACAATACATCGTACTGCTCAAAAAACTCTTCAATTGATAAATCACCTTTTATCGTGTTGCACCTGTTACATGCACAAACACCATTTGAGTAAGCCAGTGTACCACCATGCGACTTAGCAAGAATATGATCAAATGTTGCAGCGAAGTGCTTGAAGCTTTTGTAGTAACTTGCGGATACTTCGGCTCTTAAGAACATATTAGGAGTGCCACACAAGCCACACAAGCCGTTCTGAAGATGATACATCACCTTCACCTTTTTTTGCACGAAGCCCGGCGACCATTCCTTATTCATGTTAACAATCCTAGTATGCCAAACATAATTGCGCCGATTATCATAACAAGACTAAACCACCCTAGCCAATCCTTAGCTGTGTAATTTTCAATGTCTGGTAAAAATATTGGCCATTTCTTTTTCATTAAATATCTTCTCCGGCTGCGTCGTCGCACATACATTGGATCTCTTCTTCCAATTTCAGATTGTCGGCACGGAGTTGTTCAATTACATCCGCTGCCTCATTGCAATAACTTGGCGACCAATGATCACCTACGCGATTGATTTTGCCTCTAGCAATGTCTCTGAGGATTTCTGTTATATCAGTCACAGTCCATACCTGCATTATAACCTTCGTCGTACCCATCTGCGTAACATGCTGCGCCATATGCTTCTAAAGAACTTACGCGCCAACAATCTGTGTTGAACTGTAGTGCGTCGCGGTGCGCCTGGCACTCTTCTTTAGTGCCGGTGAACATAACGCCGGTATCGATATGTGCTACATATAATTCTGATTTAGCTGGCATTGTGATTTCCTTTGTTGCGATTGCGTTCTTCTTCACCTATTTCTGCCGCAAGCTGCTCGAGATCTTTAGTTGTTATCCCAACAAACAGCTCTGGGGAAAGATCCATGTAATATAATACAGCCGATCCAATTGTATGATTAAGATTTTTGTTTGCTACGCGATTTACGACATTATCTTTAATCTTATTCAGCTTGCGAGTCTTTGCCGCTTTACGTGCGGCAGTCAGTTTAGGCAAGCGGTGTATATAATGTGCAATCATAAAGCCAGCACCAAATCCAAATAGCGCGCCAATTATAAAAGGAGTGTAATCAATCATGCTTGTAACCTCCGAAAAACTTTTTGCTGTTCTAAGCCTTTGTCAAATCCGTCGAACCATAACATTGAATTTATTTGGTCCTGCTTGTACATCTGATAATACTTGTGGTCTGGGCCTACAGCGCCACAACGATACGGGCCGCCGGGTCTGTAGTTCTCATTCCAGCCTTTGCCGGTTTCAAAACCTTCTTTGTGGAAGTTACGCTTATTCATCCCAGTGATGACCTTTAAAATATGAAACTTGTATTTCTGCTACTGGACCGTCTGGCCAATATCCACTTTGTACCCCAAAGCCATCGCGCTTTAATAAACGTTCAACTTCATCGCGCTCATCGGGCGTTTTCAAACTAACATATATCATACTTCTTCGACCATATGTTTCGTCTGAAATGTTGCTGTGCTTCAGGCCCTTTGCTGACCAGCGGTTAGTTTTGAAATGCTTGTCAAGGGCTTCAAACAATTTTTTCTTTGATTTCATATTAGCTGCACCAGTAGTTTTCAGAAGCTACCGAAGAACCAAATGGAGTGTTAACGGATTCTTCAACCATCACACCGTTCATTGCGCTGCGGACCATGTGCGTTTTTTCTACGTTAGCCTGGAACTCACCAGCTTCACAAATTGCAAAGTCTTCTTTAACATAATCAGCACCTTGATACCGACCGCCTAACTTACCTTTCTTATCCATGCGGGTCAATGCTGCTTTTGCTGCGCCTTCGGTTTTGTAGTTCCGGATATAACAACCTACTGAACGTGCGCGGGCTAGTAAAATTTCTGTAGTTGCTTTGTTGTATATAACGTATGGCATTTTGTTGCTCCTGTGCTTAACTGTTATACTAATTATAGCAAATGCACTCAAAAGGTCTACCTTTTGGGCAAATTAGTTGCCTATATAAATCAATGACTTACAAATTAGAGGTGTACCACTGTAAATCAATGACTTAGCAACCTCCCATAAATACTGATGATGAACAGAGATATAGAGCAATACATCAGGACGGGCATTCGCAACGATTCGTTTACTATAAAATACCAACCACAGTTTTTGCTAGAGTTGGATCACTTTGTATTGACTGGAGCAGAGGCACTACTCAGACCAGATACTAGCGTATGTCAAATTGACCAACTTCTTAGTGTTGCAATCGAAACTAACCAGATGATCGAGCTAGGGTATTGGATAATGCGGCATGCTTGCCAGCAATTAAGGTCATGGATGGATCGAAAATTAGTCACTGATGCATTCTCACTATCAGTTAACGTATCTGCAGAGCAACTGCAAGACAGCCGTTTTTGTGCCCGTGTAATTGAGATAGTGCTAGACGCAGAAATCCATCCGCATCAGCTAACTCTAGAACTTACCGAAACATCAATGATTAATGATTTAAACATTGCAAAGATATATCGGCTTTCAGCGTCTGGTATTAATGTTTCAATTGATGACTTTGGTACTGGGTACAGTTCACTTGGTAGATTGAAAATGCTGCCCATTAATGAAATCAAAATAGACAAAACATTTGTAGATGATGTTGTAAGTTCTGAACAAGACGTTGCACTTCTTACCGCCATGTTTCAATTAACAACTGCATTGCATAAATTTACCGTTGTCGAAGGAGTGGAAACCAACTGTCAATATAATATATTACGTGATATTGGATTTACTTGTTTTCAGGGTTATTATTTTTGTGAGCCGGAAACTGTAGAAGAAATTGAAGAAACTATTAGCCTAACAACTTCTTTACACTGTCGATAGTATCTTGTGTTACGTTGTCTAGTTCACCTACCCAACTTGCTAATTCAGCTGAACAATCAACTAATACAAATTGCGTCGTAGCATTTGCTTTCATTAACTCACGTACATTAAAATAGTATTCTTCGCGACTAGGGTCTGCTTCTAAGATAGGACTAAAATTGAATCCTGACAGTAGAACAACATCAGATTGTGGAACTGCAAGGTTCAATGCAACAATGTCATCTTTATTACTAACGCCATTATTCTTAAAGTGTCCATTGAATAATTTAACTCCACCTGGACTACCAACTGCTTTATAACTTTCTTGCATAATGTACAAGGTGCAAACTGCATGAAAGGCACGTTGGATTAGTTTATGAGCTTCGTCTGGATCTGTACAGATGCAATTGTCTAGTTTATATTCTTTCCAAATTTTCCAACTGCCCCAGGATATCGCTGTGTCTTTAAGAACTTCTGGATCTAATAGCTTGGAAGGAATCTCTTCACTAACTACCCAGCATATTTTCACATTGTGGCCTTAAGTGCCACCCAACTATATTCGTGCAAACAATACCATGCGAAGATTGGGTTTTCTACTGTTAGTTTTGTATTCAATACTAAGTCGCCCGGCACGCCTGAATATCCCGGCTGTGTGTCGCCGTGTTTAATAGTGCGGTGACCTAATTTAAGTTTCTTGATTGTTACTACACCATCAGTATCAATTTTTAAGTCTTCACTTCGGTTAACACCAAGTACTAAGTTCTGTGGTCTGTTAGTGCCAACGAACGCTGTCTGTTCTTTTAATTTGCCAACTAGTATTTCAACTTCTTCATCCCATACATCAAGTGCTGCATTTGGAGTGCGGGTGTTAATACCAACTCGCTTATCTTCGGAATGTATTACACCTACTGTGGCTGTTCCGGTAACCGTTAATACTTTTAATTTACCAATTTTAGTTAATGTTGAATCAGTTATCTGAGCACCTAATGTGTTGCCTGATATCGCTGGCTTACCATTAATGTTTATTTGCGTAAAGTTCAAGTTATCAGTTTGAGCTATTACTGCTTCAATCATATCTTTCTTGACTGCAAGTGTAATTTCATCTGCTGCGGCAAGTGTAATTTTTGAAGATAGCGCGTCCCATGCACCTGAGGTAATATCTACGTTACCGTTAATTGATAAGTTACCGCGGACGGATATATTATTAGTTGAAAGGTCTTCAGTTACAGAAACGTTCGTGGATGTTAGTGTATTGTCAACAACTACATTATCTTCCATAATAGTTATTTCGCGTTTCGTTGCGCTATTATGAATACCAATGCCATCAAACTCTGCTTCAAATCGTTCTGCAATTTTATTAGAAATAAGTCTGTCAATATTACTAGTTTCGCTTAATCTGCTGACTAGCGTTGTAACTGCCTGCGACTTAAGAGAACCTAGAAGCTTTGGATCATTGTCAATGAGTGATCCTATTTGTGAGTTTGTTGCTTCTGCAATGCTGTTAGCAACTGCTGAATTGATAAGTTCTGAGTCAAGTAGTTTACTGTCTGGACTAACTAAAAGTTCAGCTACCTCTGTTGCTATTTGCTTGGATATGCCTTTCTTAACTAAGTCATCAAGGTCAAAGTTGCGTACCAATAACGATACTGCTTGGCTCCTAAGGTTTGCTACTAGTGCTTTGTCATTCTTAAAAAGGTCTGCGACTTGCTCTGCTACTGTTTCGGTGACTTTAGCTGCTACAATGGCATTAATTTCGTTTGAGTCGATCATGATATCTCCGGGTTTCAATTTAGTGTATTTATGATTACTTAGCCTCCCGGAGCAAATCAAGTGTTACACAATGAAACCCACCGCCTAGAGTACGTGCGTGACGTAGCTCTAGTGGTATTACATCAAACCCGTTCTTCTTTAGTTCTGCATGTATCAGCGGCTGATTCTTATCGCAGATTATTGTCTTGTTACCTATGGAGAGCATGTTAATAGCGATCCACTTACTTGCATACGGATATCCTGTAAATGATTGTGGATTGATCATATCCTCAGTGATATAAATCTTGTTGTAGCCCTGGAGGAATTCTGGCAGATTATGATCATTGACACGATTAGCATTTAGTACTATCCAGTTCTCATCAATTGGTATAATGGTGCTGTCTATGTGCGCTGCATCATAGATATCTGTTGTGTGTACTGTAAACATATCTCCTAGTACAGTTTGCAACCATTCTGCACCACGCATATTTGCAGAATCACTAACAAGGTACAATATATCAAATCCAAATCTGGCTATGTTTGCAGCATCGAAAATAGGTTCAGCATTTGTAAGTCTGAAACTACCTGCTATTACATTTTCCTGATAATTTAAATTCGGTGCTGGGGCTGCAACCCATTCAATGCCTGTGCGTATCGCCCAACGTTTTACTTCAGCATAACTTTGTACTTCGTGCTGCCTGGACCGGACTGACATAGGTGCTTCAATAACCCTATTACCAACAACTAACAAGTTGTCACGTGGACAATATGAGTACTGCCCGTCTGTAAACTGAAAGTTAATTGATTCGTTTGGTCTGTATACAGTAATGCCACGGTCATCAAACACTTCACATAACTTCTCTAAGTCTTCATTTGTTTCATCTATAATTTGTTGTGCTACTGGACCAGACGGTGGTGGAGTTTCAGTCCACCCTGCTTGCGACATTTGTAGCTGGAATAACTTATCTGAGACTGGAAAATTGGCGTGTGTTGCTATTCCAACAAGAACAGATTTAAGTGGATCGTATTCGTTAAAACTAGAAATTATCATCAATCATAAATCCTGTCAGCTGTAGTGTATATCTATCTTCTAATCCTAAGTTTGCTGCCATGTGTGGCACGTCGTTTCTAAATCGCACAAAGTCGCCTGCTTTCCACTGCGGGAATTGTTTGTCCGCAACTGTTAACACGTGGCCTGGCGCCCAATCCTCGAGCATTATAATCGCGCGATAAATCGTAGCTGTGTAATCTTCGTGTAGTTCCTTAAAGCGTTTAAATGTATCTACATGTTCAGGGAGTATTGCACCTGTTGTCATTTTATAAAACGACCAACTTAGATGCCCCCATTTAAATTCTTCTTCGTATGGTTTCATGTCGAGCCAGGCTGGCCACGGATGTTGCATATCATACATTTCACCAGTGTAGTGTGTATGTGTGTGGCCCTGAGACTTCCATTTTTCAATATCATCCTGATTGTTAAATGGCGAGCGTCTATAAGAAAGAGTTCGGTGGCCGTAGTTAGTCCACGGTAGATCCATATGTCCAAACTCATAGTAGAAATCAGACACCGCGCGTATCGCCGTAATGTACAATCTTGTACATGTCGTTTTCTTTGTTTATCATGCGCCACGGGTCAACTATAACGCAACCTGGCAACATCTCAAAGTAAGCAGGTTCTTCCTGCGTATCTAGATCAGTATATCCGTAAGTAATACTCTTGTTATGCGCCCAAAGAACAACTGCCTTTGTTGGTGGTATTTCATCACCTGTTAATGGATCAGCATACAACAATTCATAATCGCTAAGGTTCTGAATGTAGTGACCAACGAGTGTGCTGTAACTACCATCTAAGTACGGCACACCTGGTTTGTATGCCTTGCCGTGTATTACAATAGGAAGTTTATGTTCGGTGGCCTGTTCGATTAAGAACTTAGCTAGGTTCTCTGCTTGTACTTCACGTGCGCCCATGATAGTTTGAAACATGTCATAACCAATTTCATACTCTTGTGCTAACCAACGAAGTGCAATGTTGTCACGTGGGTGGCAAGCACCTGAGTCACCCATGCCGGGTACCATGTACTGTGGACTTTGCAATCGCATCGTGCTACGTGCTAATGCGCCTGCAACAACGTCTGAATTCATGTGTCCTATCTTCATTGCAAAGTCTTGTATCATATTAACGATGCCAATCTTTGCGCTGATGTATGTATTGTAGAAAATCTTAATACCTTCTGCTTCTTCCCATGTGCCAATTTCTACACGGGTTTTATTTCGCATGTTCAGTCTACCATAAATTTTAACTAACTCATCTACCCGAGGATCGCCGCCGTCCTCGCTACCAATTATTATCATTTCAGGATTAACCATATCCCACTTAGTGGAACCCATTGCAATTAAGTACGGGTTATAAATTAATGTACAATTGTCTAAGAGTGGATCAAACTCGCGGCGTGTCGTGCCTGGCAGTACTGTGCTGATTAGCACAATGTTCTTGTCTGGCGTTGCATGTTTATTAATTTCTGTTAGTACATTTTTTACAATGCTGTAATCAAAATCTCTTGGTTCTAAATGGCAAGATGGAATTTCGCCACCGTACGCCTTATCGTGCGGAGTAGGAACTGCAATAAAAATCCAATCACTATTATCTAGAACGTCTTTGATACTATCCTTAACATCTACTAGATCTGATTCCACTGGCGCTATATCATAACCGCATGTATTGTAGTGCTCTGCAAATACTTCGGCACAATCCATCCCTAACTTCCCAAGTCCAATAAACCCTATTTTTTCTTCTCTCACTAAATCCTCCAATAAGTAGTACTATGTTTTCCGTAGACAACTTTTACAACTATTTAAACCAATACTTCCACGACAACAAAAAAGATATAAACATGAAAGCGTTTACCGTACACGGTTCACGTCAATTTACAGATATTGTCAAAACTTCACATTCCCTACTAGGTTCAGTACCTAAGCGGGTAATTGGATATGCTGCAATGTTCGACCAGGAACCAATTGAACTTCAGTATTTCGAAGATTGGATAAATTATGATCCAGCTTCATTTCCTGCTCAGGATGGGTTTGTTAGTCATAGTAGTTTTCATAAAAGCCTAACACCACAAGATTTCGTATTTAAACATTTTGCTAGTGTTCGTAATCCTATATTGTGCCATTCGGAACGCAATAGTCCAGATGTGAAATTATTCGAACAAAATCATTTTCACCCTGTGCATTATTTCTACCACGGGTTAATTTCTCGTGATTGGTTCCGGCACTGGAAACATTATAGCATGGAGCCAGGCACAGAGTCAAAGCGTCTGGGCATGTACTGTCGCGATGCTAGTGGTAGCAGGACTTACCGTTTAGACTTGTTGCACAAGTTAATTCCATTTAAAGATGATTTGTATTATAATTTACAGGAACCGATTTTTCAAATTGAACCACAACTTAACATGCATTACCAAAATGGTCCTATCCAATACGATAGTGATGCTAGTGCAACTATTGTACCAGAGGACAGTAAAGAATTCGATATCCAACTTGTGCCCGAAACATTATTTGATACACAGAAAACACACTTAACCGAAAAAGTATTCAAACCTATTGTAATGGAACAGCCATTTATAATTGTTGGTTGCCCAAACAGTCTTGAATATCTTAAGAGTTATGGATTTGAAACATTTGGTAAACTTTGGGATGAGTCGTACGATAAAGAAACTGATCCTACGTTACGCATGGAAAAGATAATAGACGTTGTAAAATCTATAACTTCACTCGAGGAGCCAGCGTACATAAATCTAATGCGGCGCGCCCGCAGTATTGCAAAATACAATCGCCAACGTTTTTTCTCCGGGGTCTTTGAGGATGTGTTACTTGAAGAATTACATACTAACCTAGAGACTGCAATTGCTGATCGCAATGAAGCATATGAAACTATGCCAGGCGGCACATGGTTTATGTATTTGGATAAACTATATAATGAAGGTAAAACGATTCCGGAATATATTATAGAACGCAATCGAGTAATTGTAAAATATCTATTAACTAACGACCCTAAGATGGGCCGTCAGCTAATGATAAAATTTAAACACTTATTGGACTAATTTAATTAATTCAGCAAACACGCCCTGTTCGTAAGCTATTGCACCAGCAATTGCCACTGCTACAACAATCAAACCATTTCTTTTGTTGCTTGATTTCTTTGCTACTGGAGCAGGTTCAGCAGTCTCTACCACAGGTGGCAACAAGTTTAAAGGCCTAGGTGCTGCTTTCTTAGCAACTGCTTTCTTTTTAGCTACTGCTTTCTTTTTAGCTACTGCTTTTTTAGCAGGTGCTGCTTTCTTTGCTACTTTTTTCTTAACAGTAGATTTTTTCTTAGCTACTGCTTTCTTCTTGGCTGCCGCTTTCTTTTTAACTACAGCCTTTTTCTCTTTTTCGTCTGACATAATATGTCTCCTTTAGTCGTTGTATGAATTCTTTCGTAGCACGTTTCTAATGAACCATCCCCAAAGTTTCACAGACGCTAGTAATAATACTTTACGCCATTTCGTAATGCCTAATGCATTTAGTTCAGCTTCAAACTGATCATTTGCTTTTGACCAATCACGTTCTGTAACTAGTATATAGTCATGAACAATAGAGGCCCCAAAATAACGTCCTGTTGGTGAAAACCAGGCGCGGGCAAACATTGGTATACTTGCACCGTCTGTTATAAAACCAGCTGGTACTTTGACTTCGCCATTAGACGAAATATATTCTTCTTGTAATTCCCACTTGGCTCGTTTCCACCAATATTTTGCAGGAATAAACTTTACTACGACAGTATCTTTCATTGTGATCACATCCTATGTTGATACTGTATTTATTTGCTAAGTGCTAAAAAGTTGCCTGTTGTTAGTACAGCTTTTAGTTTTGCGCCTGTGGATCCAGCTGGGAAAGAGTTTGATAATAGGTAGTTCCATACGTCTTGTGGATCAGCGTTAAGAAGTGTTGCAGATGATGATGATGTTCGTACTACTTGTGTACCGAATGTTGTAAACACAGGGTCTAGTTCAGCTTCAAGAGAATCAACCGCAACAAGGTTGCCGCCGACAATATTACACTGTACGACATCGTAAATTACATAAACATCTGCTACATCAAAATCATCGTCGGTGCCGCCAGTGAGTCCATCAACCTGTAACTGGGTTTCTGATATTACTTTTGTTACAGTGGCTTGTGAGCTATCTGTAATATTATAGACTAGATCGCCACGGGCTACTAAATTGGTCTGGAATAAAGCATTGGAATCATTTAATACTAATACGCCAGCGGTTGTTACTGCGCCTTCTTGAAGTTCTGTTGTCCGTGCTTCAAATGCAAGCTGAGCATCTAATAATGTTGAGCTGATACCAACCTGTACACCAGCACCCAGTGATTCTTTACCAGCCGAAGCAATAATAGGATCATCGTCCATGTTGCCTAATGAATCATCACTCATGCCTGCTTGTAGAGTATTTGAATTCAAGGTATCGTGTAAGTCTTGAATCGTAACTACTACTGACGGTGCTGCGACTGTTATGATTCTTGGTGAAACACCCCAGTCTACTGTTATATCGCTTCTTTCTGCCATGACATTCCAATGTTTAGTTATTACTATTTATATGAACGAATGTTCAGCCAACAAAAAAGGGCCGCTTAGGCCCTTTAATGTTTTATTACTTACTACGGTGTTACGGTAGATCTACGATTGTATCTGCAGTCTGTACAACACCAGGTGAAGCACCACCAGATCCGAATGTTGCAGTAGATCTGAAAGGTTTGAACCCTTTCAAACGTCCCTTATATACAAGCGGTATATCTGCTACGTACTGGATGGTATTAGTTGCTGTAGTTCCTGTTGAAGTCTTCTCAACAAATACTACGTGAACATTATCATCTAAGACTAAGTCTGTAGAAGTTTCACCAGCTGCGGTTAAGAATGAACCAATTGTACCAGACAATGTAAAGATATTAGTAGTACGATCAACCGAAGTATATGGCATTCTAATATAGTTGCCGGAATCGTTTGGTGATAATATTCTTAACACACCTGTATCCGGAACATCTGCTGGAGTCGGGCTAACTGTTCTATTGTTAGCACCAATTAGTACAGTTGAATCGCCTGCTTGGTTATTACCAGAACCAACAACACCTACGTCGAACTCGTTGCGTAAGATAGTTGTAAGACCAACACCTGTTGAACGATAAGCTGAAACTCTCCAACCTGTATCGATACCAGTAATGGTAAGTGATTGCAAGTTAGGTGGATTACGTGTTGCGCCGGCATTATTAATAACACTGAACGAACGAATGTCTGCTGGATCAATATAATCTGAATCTAAGAACCAACCCTGCGCGCCAACTAATGAACCTGTATAGGTTGTAATTGGTGAACCAGGTTTTGTTTCAGCAAATGTATCTTCTAGCTTACGATAAAATTTACCAACTGTGCCTAAGTCTGATACACTAGGCCCGTTTACAGTATAAGTATTCTCTTCGTGTCTATTTAGGTACTTGGTGTACTGATAGATACTTTGAACTGTTTGTGCTGCGCCGCCTGTTAAGTCGCCGGACAATGTGCCAGTATATGCTTCTGCGCCTGATCCATCACCTAAGTCAGCTAAGAATGTACTAACAGTATTATAAGTTGCTGTAGTTGTTGGCGTCCAAGTAGCTGTCGAATTAGTACCAGTTATAACATTTAGCCCTGTCAACGCTGCTGAACCTACATCAGTTTCAAGATAAAGTATGTCGGTTGTTGCGTTTGCATAAACTATTCTACCTGTTGCACCAGTAACAGCTTGTGTATATGGTTCTCCTGGATAAAACGTACCAGCAATTGTTGATGAAGTTGAATCTGCTGCTACATCAACTACAGGAGTGGCAATATTAGTACCGTAACCAGCAACTACTGTAGTTGGATTTGGTGCTACAAATGTCTTACCTGAAATAACTGCTGTACAGTTATCAGTATTAACAAAGTTAGTACCGGACTTCAATACATATTCTAATGTACCGGTTGCGCCTGCTGCGCCATCATCTGTAACTACTAAGCCAACTTTAAGTGCATTGCCTGCACCAGCTGTAAATTCTTCACCAACACTTAATGTTGCACCTGAACCACCTGTGTAGTCCATAGTATGTGTACCGTTTAAGTTATTAGTTGTATCATCACCTGTACCCAACGCGATTGTGTTAACACCCGCCGCAGCACCTGGAGATTGTGTAGCATCGTAAGTACTTACATGGTATTCTCTATTGAATACAGTGTACGCACCTGCAACTACTGGATCACCACCGTTGATTAACTGTCCTAGACCCGGTGTAGCTGGATCAATGTAACGGCTATCTGTACGTGTACGAGTTTTAACTAGTACGTCAATTTGTCCTTCTAACCACCAACCAGCTATTTCTACTGTATCTTGTTCGATATAAAGTTGTGGTTGACGATATGGTTGACCTGTAGTGTAGTTAAATCCTGTATCTGTAATTTTGTTTTGTGTTCCCACAGTTTGTGGATTGGCCCATACGTTTGCGCCGGCTGTATCTGTTAAGCCACCTTGTCGTAAGAACCTTACTGATTCATCTGGAATGTTCCAATCAAACACTAGACTATAAGCACCGCCTTTAACAGCCGCATCCAACGCTTCATCGTCATCCATTTGTAGTAGTTCATCGAACGTATCTTGTGATAGTGTATACAAGCTGTTAAACTTACGTACAACGTTTAACGAATCTGCTGCATCGTAAATGCCACCTTGTCCTGAACCGCCTGCAACTGATGTTGGACGCTGGAAGGTTCTAATACCTTCGCTAAGTTCAAGTGTTGCCACTGCAAGTACTGTATTAGTACCGTTAGCACTAGCAATTGTTACACCGCCTACTTGTAAAAATTCTGTTGTTGTCCATGTACCTGATTCATCAGCAAGAACAAGTTCTGTACCGGTATCAGCTAACACACGCCCTGTTGCGCCAGACGTTAATCCAACTATAACATCACCAACTGTAAAAACCTTACCAGCTACCTGCGTATCATACGCAATAACTTGATCTAGTTGCAGAGTGTTATCATCAGTGAATACACCACCACTGGAATCATAATCTACAAGACGGACTGATCCAGTTGTTGTTACACCAATTACTTGTTCAACAAGTCCTCTAGCGCCTGTTACAGCATCTTCTACAATTGCTTGTTCTGGAATAGCTACTGTGCCAACATCATAATGAATAATTACTGAATCATTTGTATTTGCTGTTCCTGGAATAGCTACAGTTCCTAACGCCTGTGCGGTGTCAATTACTGTATCATTATCGGTGTTTGCTGTAGGTGTATCTGAATCAGCAATATCTGATGAACCACCTGTTTCTTTAAGTACTAAGTCATTAGTAAATGCTGTAAAGGTATCACCGTATAACAAGCCGCCACCAGCACCATCAGCATTGTATTCAATTGCTTTTACGTCAATTGTTCCTGTGCTTGAATCTGTTACGGTAGTTCCTATTGAAAACCCATTATCTTGAGTTGTTACATTATCAAATGCAACTACTGATAATAATTTAATTGTTTCTGTTGTCTCGAATAAACCAACTGTATTAGTTAGTGTATATGTTCCTGTCACCGCATTACCTGTCACCGCTAAAACTTTAGCCGTTGCGCCAGATGTGCTACCAATGATGTAGTCGCCGACTGCTGCCTGACCTGCTGTGCCGGTGTCGTATGTTAGTACGCCGTCAATGTGACTAAGAATCTTGTTAGGATAATCAAAATCCCAATCATCTGCAATCGCCATATTTAAAATCTCCTTGTAAATTACTTATTAAGTATATTTATACAAAGTGCCAAATAATTTGGTTATGGTAAATCTACGATTTTATCTGTTGAAAGTGTTGCACCTACTGTTAACCCTGAGCTTGCTATAGTTCCGCCTGTGCGGAAATTCCTGTAACCTTTAAGTCGAACCTTCGTTAAAACTGCTACATCTGCTGTGTACGTAAATGAATCTGTGTATAACCCGGAACCATTAGTGCTGCCATTTGATATCAGGCTTCCATCGGATGTCTTCTCAATTCTAACTCTCGCCCCAGAAACCCCGTTGCCATCTGCATCATCGACTTGCACGGTTAATGTTACACTACTAGGTGGCGTCCAGGTTGTACCGGTATCGTCTGTGAAGTAATCGACTGTTCCGGCACCGCCGTCTACAATGATTAATCCTTTGGAATTTGATTGTTCTGTGTAAAAGCTAGAACCTGTACTGTACAGCGCCTGCGTTTGTGCGCTTCTTAACCATTCCCAAATTAGTTCTCCATCTGCACTAAGAGTGGTTTCTGTTGTTTTTGCTGCTATGTAGTCATAGATGGTTTGAAAGCTCTTAGCATTGCCATCAATGTGTATGGAAAATTGCTGATTAGATGCTGTGGTAAATGTGCCACTGAATGTTCCAGCGGTACCACCAGTTCTACTGAATGTGTCTCCGCTATCAATAGTAGTGGCATTACGTGTATCTAAATGTATTGTACCGGCTACCGAATCACCATCGAGCGAATCAGTGATCGTACCGATCGCTCCTGAAGGCGCAAAGGTTACAATCATTCCAACAGCTAGAGTACCAGAACCTAACGTAAAATCAAACAGTTCCGATGGGTTAGTATCTTCGTTCCAAACAATGCCTGCACCATCTGTTAATGCTGTAGCCTGGGTTGTTTCTACAATATCTGTATCTGGGGATAACACGATCGAACCCCCAAAGTTATCTGTAGACGATTGAGCTGCAACGAACGGAAGGTATAACCACTTACCCGCTTGCAATGCATGACCACCATATGTAGTTGTAACTGAATTTGTTGCGTGTTTTTTGTAAATAAATGAATCTTCGGCATAACCATTGACATCAGTTGTTAACTCTAATACCAAATCAGCTAATTGAGTATTCTCATAAACATTGACAAGAGCATCTTGTAAAAGGGTTCCGTCGGCTTCCTGCACCGTCACTTTAATGGAGCGTCTGTCATTTAATTCATTACCGGTACTTGTTCCCGTCCAAGTTAACTCAGTGTATGTTGTTACGTCCCAACTAGGATCAATAAGATTCCAAGTTTTATTTTGACGTACATCAACATACCCAGGCACACCTGCGAAAACAACACCTTCTAATTCGAGTGTTTCTGTTGTGGTATCTGCCACCGTGTCAAGAACTTGCATGTTTACAAGTACTAAACCGGTACAAGTGGTGGCATTGTCAACTCGAGCTATCTCGGTTGTTAAGCCACTGCCAACCACTGATAAATCATTTAATTGGTCTCCGAACAGTTCGCATTCTAAAGTTGCTCTAAGTAATTTTGTTTTAGCATAAACAACCGATGTACCGGTGTTACTGCTTGTTGTTAATATTGCCACCTGTCCCCATATTAAGCTATCTAAGTATTGAACATTTGAGCCAGAAGCATACGTACCGCTCGGCTCATCATTGGATTTTGCAATATACGCAAAGATGCCGCCGTCAATTGGCTGGCCGGCTGAATAGTATCCAGCACGGAAATAACCATTATTCTGGACCAGGAATGAATCTGCTGTACCTCGGTCAGCACACTCTAAAGCTAGACCACCATGCGTAGCCATGCCTGCTGGGTCGGTGCCGTTGCCAATGGTTATAATACGAGCCAACTCGTAAAGACCTGAACGAGTATTAAGAGCAATACCACCACCAGCTGAGCCGTCTTCCATGTCTGGGTACTCGTAGTAGACATCAGCAGTATCTGTTGACACTGGATTAGTATCCCAGTCCTCGTGGACAGTTAAAATCCAAGTTGCGCCAGTGCCGGCACTCTCAGAGATTACAATACGTTCTTGAGGTGTGCCTGCTCTGTCAATAAGGATACGACGATTGACATACGAATCGCCTGCGCCGTTGGTGCCGTCGCCGCCATTGCCACCGTAGCCAGCAGTTGAGTAAGGAACGTCAGACATCACAACTGTATTATTACCAGTCTGCTGGGTTTGAGCACCTAATGTTTCACTTACACAAAAGGAGGTTACTGCCATGCCTGCACCAGCTGAATACGTTAATGCCATTTAATTATTCACCCGTTGATAACCTGATAAAATTTAGCGGAACATCGGTTATTACAATATCTGTATATTTTGGTTTAACCAAATTATCTACTAGATTTATAGCAAGTGTCTCAGCTGTTGCTGAAGGCACATACCACGATGCCATAGCCCCTTTCAAAATTTGAATTTGGTTATCTCTAGTTTCGGTGAGATGTGTTTGCCATACTGTACCAATTTGCGGCCACCAAAACATTTCAAACCAAAGTACTAGGCGCCATTTGAAATGCCTAGTATCATCCATTGAATATCTCCCAGCTAAATTAATAACTGAATTAGAACCAATCTCTTCAATTTCACTCCATTCAGGGTGTCCAGAAGCGATAATAGATGTTGAACTGTCAGTGGCAATTTTAACTACTAATTCTTCAAACCAAAGACCTTTGAAATACGCGAACGAACGGCCGTCATCGAATTCGTCGAGAACTGCGTTGCCTGGAGATTTCACGTATCTTGTTATTAGTGCCATAACTTACCATTCATCTTCTTTTGGTATTGCAATCGATGGCATAACTTCTTTATCAGTAGGACCTGCTGTGCTTTCTATTATGTAAACTCTTTCAGCAGTGTCACCGTCTACAGGCCAAGTAACAAATGCGGTTGCTCGTGGTTGTTTAACTATGTCACCAGCGCATCGACGAATCGCGTCAACACCATTCCATGCAACTATAGTTTCTATTTTAGTCTCAGGAACTTTAGCGTTCTTGTCACCGATGTAAATCTCAACTTCGAATAGTTGTCTTAGTTCTCTACCTTTGTATCTCATAATCTTTCCTTTATGTATATGTTAACCCAAGTCTATCATCCCAGATTTGATCAAATAAACCACCAGCGGCATAGCGGACTGAGTCAACCTCTAAGTTGGCATCAAATATTATTTCTTTTATACGCCACACTGCATTTGCCTCTAAACCATTTGGCAATGCTTCGCCAAGATAAGTTGTAAGAGATACCGAAGCATCATCAATTAATTTTGTATAAACTGGTTCGTAAGTTATCAAATCTTCCCACACATAATCATTGTTTGTACCGCTTTGTTTGACTAACACTTGGTTAGCTATACCACCTTCTAAATTTATATCTGCTGTTAGTGCATACCCAGCTAGTGAATGGTCGCCCCATCCATATGCTGTATTCCAATTAGTTATATCGCCAGCTGCAATACCAAACGCATCACTGGCCGTAAATACAGGATCAGTTTCTGCGGCATCCCAATTAATTATGTCGCCTGCTGTAATACCAAATGCAGGGCTGGCTATAAATATCGGATCGGTTTCTATGCCACCGCCAGTCGCACTAGAAACAATTATACCACCTGGTGTACCATCACCTATCCTAATAGTATTAGTATTAGAATCATACCAAAGGCGATCTAGCTGATGTACGTAAGTTTCGCCATCGCCTTTGTTTCTTCTACTAGTAAAAAAGTCTTGGGTAAAAGCCACAAGTCCCCCTTACGAATCTAATATGTCGTCGTCGTCCGCAAATACCGGATCAACCGAAGGTGTTATTCCATTTTGCTGTTCACCTTCTTCATCGTAAACTGACTCCACGCCAACTGACTTCTTCATTAGCTCTATCTTTTTCTGTAGTGGTGGCACAAATTCACCTACAGCATCATCAATTGGTTCGTCTTCGCCCGTACTAACTTCAGGGTCGCCGTCACTATTGATCTTAATGTTGATCGGTATGTTTATTGTAAATTCTTTTGCTCGCATCTGTTATGCTCTCCACTTAATATATAAGGTTATAATTGTATCTTCTATTGTGCCAGCATCTGCACTGCCGCGCAATCTAATTTTGTCACCTGCTGCCACATCAGTGTTTAATGTATTGTTCGCAAATGTTTGTTCACCTGATCCAGTAAAGGTGCCAAGTGTTACTGTACTGGTGCCGGAGGCGTTAAGGTATACATCTATTCCTTTTGTATTGCCGCCAGTTGATGAACAATGTCCGACTGCTCGAACAATGGTGCCGTTTAACGGAACTGCAATGCCAGTTAACGGATCTATTGCAGCGCCTACTGACAAATATGCATTTGGTGGTACTTGTGCCGCACTAAATTGGTATACTTCTGTTTCAATTGACAGATCCTTAACACGTACTGAGTCTGGTGTTGTGAGTACTGTTTGATCTTGTGCTGGACTTGGATTACCTGCAATAGTTGAAAGTGTCATATCGTTTAGATTATCAACACTTGTATTAGGTAAGGTTCCATCTACTGCGACTGCAAATACTAACGTATCAGCATCGTCTCGTCCTGCGATTAAATTTCCGCCTACTACCGGGCCTTCTTTAATTGTAAGAGCACCCTGTGGGGAAGATGTTACAATTTCTGGATCAACACTGTTATCGTATGCACCCTGTAACGTAGCAACCGACGTAGCAACAGAACCGCCCGAGCCGCCAAACTTTGAAGCTTCGATAATTTCACATTCACCGGTACTAGATAAATCTGTTGCGCCATCGGCTAGTACTATATACGCTCTTGTTACACCATCTGCAAATGCTGGGTTATGTTCATGTTGCGGATCAGGTACTGCGAGTAATGCCGCGGCCTTAGTTGCATACGTAGCCTGACCATATTCAATTCGAGTTGAGCCTACCCCGCTGACTCCCGAGAAATGCTTAATTACTTGTATTTGCCAATCGTTTGTTGGTACTGCCACGAGTGTACCAGACCCATTATCATAAAAATTTGAATCAACTGCGGTAACTGCTGGGGTTTCCACAGTGTAACCGCCGCCACCATCTCTGTAACTATAATTAAACGGTACTACTAATTCAGCAGGATCCGAAGTAGTGTCTGGATTTTTTAAGTCTACTGCAAAGTTGTTACCAAGTTTATAAGTGTCGCCTATATTCTTGTTTAAGTTTACATTGATTCCGTTAGGACTATATATGTTACCCTTAACATTAAATGTACCAATTGATCTAGCTAAGTCTGCTAAACGTGCTGTGGCATCAAGTCCCGGGTCTGGATTGTTACGTACTGCAATAATAGATGAAAAGTTTGCATGACCTAGTTGCCCTAGGAAAATAAGATCCTTGTGATCGGCATTAGTCAGGCCAGGTTCTGGTATTTGGCTAACGAGGCCATCTATATCAATCGAAATAAATGAACGTGTTGCTGTTGCAAGATTGGTAATTGCAACTTCCGTAAATGCATTCCATGTAACAAGTGTTCCTGTTGGGTTTAGAATATCTGTGTAATTGTCAACGATTATACCAATACCGGAAGTAATGTCAATCTTAGTTGGATCAGCGTTGACTGTTATAAAGCCACCTTGGATTAGGCTAGTTGAAACGATTTGGTCTCGCCCAGCTGCTGGGCCAGCACTAAACTTTTCCCATTCTAGATCAGTGGCGCCGGCTTTAATCCATAGCTGACCTGTGGTTTGCAATATAAGTGAACCTTGGTTAGCTGTATAGCCTAGAACCGAAGGGTCACCGGCCAGCTGCAAGATATCGACTGCGTCATCAAGTGTTAATTTATGAATTGGAAAATTAGCTGCCATTTAAAATATCGCCGTTCTGTTAATTTTTACATCTACTGGGTTAGTGGATGTGACTATTACATTCATAGTGTCGCCACCTGTTAGTGTCACATCAACTGTTAACCCAGTTATCAAGCTACCTAACTTTAAAATTGCGTACTCAGTAAATGTAACTGATGTGCCATTGTGTGTAGCTAGAATTTCTTCTGTCACAACATTGTCTGGTGTACCGGTTTCTTGAACTCTTAGAGTCCATTTAGCTGTTTCTGCTGTAATAAAATCTGCTGTTGTTGAAGTTGTGTTATCTTCAGTAAAGGTAGTTGTTTGCAATAGTGACTGGCCACCCGGCTGTCCATTGTGTACTCTTAGATCCCCGGTGTCGACGTCATAAAATATGTACGTTGACTCACCAACATAATCGTTAATGTCCGATTGCACCAGCGACGCTTTGATTTTTCTAATAGCCATTGACTAGAACTCCTTAGCGTCTTCTGCGTTCTGTATTCTTTAAACGTGGGTCTGGTTCACCGTGATTTGCTTCTGTTGCGGCAACTGCTCTAGGGTTAATTGTTACTGGTTGCATGTCTGCTGCATGATCAACTGGCCCTTGTTGTTCTTCACCAATACCTGCTGATTTCTTCATTGCAGATAGTTCGTCGTTGTAATCACCTTCTTGGCTAGCAAATTCCGCTACGTTGTTTTCAACACCTTGTGACTTTTTAAGCAACTCGTGTTCTTGTTGCAATGGTGTCACCATTGTCGCTGTTTCTGGGTCGAGTTTCTCGTCTGTATCAACTGGCACTAACTGAGTTACCGTAGCCGTTACGTCCATTTCTGGTTCTGGGGCTGCCGCTATAGGCTCTGCAATAGGCTCAGCCTGTACAACTGCCTGACCTTGATCTACTTGACCTGCTTGATCAACTTGATCTGCCAGATCTGCTACTTTCCTTAATATTTCACCAATTCGCATAATGTTGTCCTGTGTTCACTATATTTATTCAGAATGATCTGTTTGTTCAACTAAGATATTCCCAGTCCAATCATCTGCTATGGTAGCACCTTCGAGTATTGCTATACGTACAGAAAGTGCTTCATAAAATGTATCCAGTTCGCCTTTGAAACTACCTAATAGGTGTTCTATAGCTTGCCCGCAGTAATTCCAATTTTGCAAACGGTAATTCTTAATAAGGTTTTCGTGTAATTCCGTTAAAGTATTAAGCTCTGACATCTCATTTAGCGATACATGTTCGCTGTCAACGACAGCAAACGTTTTAACAGTTTTATCGTCCGAAAACTCTACGGTATCTAGTTCTAACACTAAATATTTACAACGAAGAGAATCGATGACGTTATTGGTTTCGTAAACTATGTACATAATGTCTCCTATACTATAATTATAAGAAAAACACAATGACAATAAATTTTGATCTAATTAGTGATTTGTACTTAACCGAACTTGATGGTGTTTCATGGGAAGGTAAGGCGACTAGTTTGTTTTGCATAGTGGCAGGAAACATATCCAATGACCACAATGTTCTTTTTGAGTTCCTAGAAACAATGGCAGAGTACTACGAGGCTGTATTTTTTATTGATGGTGACCTAGAACACGATAACTTTAACGGTGATTTTGATAGGAGTTATGCTTCTATACGAGATAACTTAAATGAGATGGAGAAGGTGTTTTTCTTACATGAGAATATTATTATCCTACCAGGGGTAACATTACTAGCTACAAACGGGTGGACGACATTTGACTTTACAAGTGCCCACACTGTATATGAAACACTAGACTTCCTTGAAGAGCGTGAGAACGTACCCTTTGGTGTCTCAGATAAAATTCTTAAGTTAGCAGTTACAGATCAACATTACATGTATAACAGTGTCGAGTCTGCTCAAAACATGGAAGATGTCGAAAAGATTATTATTGTAACAAACTCAGTACCAAAGTCAGATTTCATAATGCACGATGATGATTATGCTGGCACAATACTCGGCGACACTAGTGGGAATAGTGGCATCGTTGCCTGCTTAGAACATGATTTTAGAAATAAAGTGTCGACTTGGCTTTTTGGAAAATACCCCGGCGATATAGATTACGAGATTGACGGTGTTCGGTTTGTAAATAACCCAGGCCTCAATAAAGACTTGAGCATCTACTATCCAAAAATAATTAAACCTTAGTCTTTTTCTTTTTCAATACGAATTTGTAGTGGGTAGCCCTGCTTACGTGCATCTACTGTAACTTCAATGCCCTTCTGCTCAGCTACTTCAAACGGTAAAATCGCTGCAACTGCCGCGCCATCTGTGTGTACAGTGTTTGCTATTCTCTCGGCGGTATCTATTGCAAAGCTGAAGTGTTCAACAAGACTATCAATAACGAACTGCATACTGGTCTTATTATCATTAACATAAACTACCTTAAACATAGGTGGTTCTTTAAGATCTAATCTTGTTTTAACTGCGACTTCTGTTTTTGTTGACATGTTTTTATCCTTCATATAAGTATTTAGTAAGTGTACACGGTCTTATAACCGTGTACAATACTAAACGGTTAATTTACTTAACTTTTATTGTTTTCGGCTTTAAACTTTCCGGAACATTACGTTCTAGTTCAACTTTAAGTATACCGCTGTTTACGGTTGCACCAGTTACTTCGACGTGGTCTGCTAACGCAAAATTACGCTCGAATGAACGAGCACTAATACCTTGATGCAAATAAGTTGGATTTGGTATTTCTTCGCCTACATCGGTAATAGTTTCCTGGAACCCGCAAATACTAAGCTGGGCATTCTCAACTACTACGCTTATTTCTTCTTTGTCAAAGCCTGCGATTGCAATTTCAATACGGTAATGATTGTCGTCTATTGCAATAACGTTGTACGGAGGATAATTTCCGTTATTTGTGTGTTCAATGCGGGATTGCATTGTGTTCATAAATTCACGAACGCCAATTGCGTTACGCAAGAATGGTTCTAGATTTATAGTGGTGAGGTGTTTGTTTTGCATGATATGTTCTCCTTATCTAAAGCAAGATCAAAATATAAGACCCGCCTTATGCAGCATCTTATAACTTTATTTATGCGTATATTATACTAATGAACTATTATTTTCACAAGTTAAACGGTGAGATCAATATTTACGTGGGCGGTGGATATCTTCTTCGCGGAGTTTTTTACGATGACGTGCTTTAGCTGCGCCTGCCATGCGTTGACGCTTTGATGATGGCTTTTCGTAATGCTGGCGCCTGCGGACTTCTTCTAGGGTGCCTGCGTTGGATACTTGTTTCTTAAATTTTCGCAGGGCTTTATCAAACTGGCCCTGATATACTCTTACTGATGGCATTTATTTCTTCTTTACCTCTGTTGGGTGATTAACTAATGACTTTGTAATCCTCACCTTATTTATGTTATCTGACGTGTACTGATTAATATTAAACATGTGTGGCAATAAAGCCTTCTCCATTATTGAGCGTAGGCTACGAGCTCCTGTCTTCTTGCCAATAGCAATATTTACAACTTGCCTTAAATTATTTTCTACTTCCATTAACACACTAAGCATATCATCTTGTGTTAACTCTTGTACTTCTGCAATAACAGGGAATCTGCTAACAAACTCAGGAATTAAACCAAACTCAATAAGGTCAGTAAATTCTGCATCTTTGATGTACCTGTTATCTACATCAGCAGTAAACCCAATTTGACTTGGTTGCTGCTTTCTCTTTTTAATCTTATCCAACCCTACAAATGCACCACTAGCGATAAACAATATATTACTTGTATCAATTTCTTCTGTGGTTTCTTCTCTGCGGCTTGTTTCAACTGTAAACACTGTACCTTCGACTAATTTTAAGAGTGCTTGCTGTACACCTTCGCCGCCTGGTTCCTTACCATTAACTCCAGACTGGCCCTTCTTAGCAATCTTGTCGATTTCATCAATAAAGATAATACCGCGCTCGGCTTCAGCAACATTACCACCTGCTGCATTTAACAGCTTAATTAATATCGAATCGACATCTTCACCTACATAACCTGATTCAGTTAATGTGGTTGCATCTGCTATTACAAAAGGTACGTCTAAGTATCCTGCTATTGTTTTTGCAAGTAACGTCTTACCAGATCCTGTAGGTCCTAGCAACATTACATTACTCTTATCTAAAATCGTGTCCTTTGAATTAAGACGTTTAACATGATTTGCAACTGCTACACTTAGTACAATCTTCGCAGAATCTTGACTTGTTACATACATGTCTAGATAATCTTTCAATTCCATCGGATTGATATCGTCGAGCTTTTCTAATTCTTCAGTATCATCAATATCTTCGCTATTGAGTATCTTGGCGCATAATTTAATGCACACATCACATATACCTGCGGTCTCACCTAATACCAACTTCTTAACCTGGTGTTGTCCTTTGTTACAAAAATTACAAGTCTCAGTCATTGTACTACCTCTTTACTCACGACTTAGCAGTTCTTCGATATGCTTCTTCTCCGCTTCATTCAATAGCTCTGGATTATACTCGCCATTGCCGACCCTTTTAATTAACGCTTTGGTGTATTCGTGACTATAAGCGCCAAAGTTTAAAATATTCTTATCAATTTTGTCCCAATCGTTGCCATTAAAAATATACAACTGCGTTGGTTCTAAATCAGTACGTATGAACATCATGCCAACTCTATTAGGTGGCGGGAACTCTGTTCCTGATTTAACCGTTTTATTAAAATTAAAACCTAAGCCTGGAAACATTTGAGTTAGTGCTTCTGTTCTATATACCTTCCCGTTAAAGTTAATGTAGTCTTCGCCAACCTTCGCCATTGCAATTTTGCCTGCGCCGCTATATGGTGGAAGGTTCATATCTTTTGCAATCTGACTTAACTCGTTAAGGTCTTTCCATGGTTCTTCAGTTTGGGTTTCGAGATCAAACTCTTCAATACCTTCAGCAACGTCCTCAAATTCAAGTTCGTCGAGTATAACACTATCACCATCTTCCTGCGGTGGGTCGTTATCATCTAACTCACCGTGTGTGGGTTGATAGCCTCCATGGTCCCGTAAGGCTGCTGAGAAAGGTCTGTCAACACCTTCATCGTTTGTTGTCCATTGTTGCTCAACGTACTCTCTTGGTGCTGCATCTTCAGCGGGCGTTGGATTGCCAAGTACCCTCTTCTTACGAACTGGATTCTCTTCGCGGTGCCTGTCGAATGAGTGTTGTGCTGCTATTAGTAAGAATATAGCAAACGGATCAAACACAAATATAATAATAATGATAAGCCACTGAACTGCTTTCTCAAGTAGGTCAGCATCTGCTTTTCTACCGTATGCAAATTCTGCAATGTATTTAATAGGGCCAACCTCTGCTTCCAACTTGCGAGTACTTGCTTCAAGTTTATATTTCTCTTGTGTTAATGTATCAAGTTCATTGTTTGCTACCTTAGACTTATCTCGCTCAACTGTAATTAACGTTTCAATATCGTTAGCATTTGACTTGCCCATACGCGACCGTAAACTTTTAATAGTTGCATTACTTTCGTCAATCTCTGATTGTACAGAAGCGCGTATGCGATTAATTTCTTGCTGTGCTGCTTTTACCGCTACTGAAGGAACTCCTCTAATGCTATCAATTTTCTGTAGTAGCTCGTTGCGTCTTGTTTCTTTACGTGTACGAAAATCTCTGATAGCTGCTTGGGTCTTTTCTCTGTACGAACCATCTGGCCTTGTGCCAACTATGCCCTGGGCTATCTTAATCTTCCTGTCACTGAGTGCTGCCTGTAAGTCTCCTAGTTGTTTGTTAATCCCATCAAGTTCAGACGTATAAGGTTTACTCCGACTGGCTGTTTTCGTTTCATCTGTAGCAATGATATCTATCTGGACTTGGATAACTGGTTTAACTCTATCGTACGCTGAGTCTATACGCTTTTGTTCTTTATCAATTTGTGAATTAAGACTTGCATCTACACCACTGCCATTATTTTCATAGCTTGTAATCTTTTGATCAGAGCGGGCGATGATAGCATTGTTACGTGCTATCTCAGAGTTAATGCGGCCAACTTGTGCTACACTTTCCTGCGACTGTGCTGTCTGTTCAACATGTGACTTTGATAGGTATCCAAAGATACCCATGGACGTGATAAACATGGTGCCTATCACAAAGAATGATAGTCCATTCTTCAGTACCTTGTTTGGATCTTTCCAATTATAATGTAACCAAACAACTGCAACTAACTTACCAAGCTCAATTGATGTGCCCATTATAATGATTGAAATAGCATACGCGCTGAATATCGCAGCTAGTCCAGCGACACTAAAATAGATTGCAATGCTACTAATAAATAGAGCAGAAAATAGGGCTATGTACCCAAGTTGTTTATTTAACATGTAGTGTATTTATGGCTATGCTGGCTCATGCCTCGGATTGTTCTTAGGGTCCATCTTCTTCTTTTTATTGAATTTCTTAATGAAAGCATCATCAGCTGCTTTAGTATCTGGATCTTCCCATGCAAAGCGATGTGTCAGTGCAAATGTTGAGTGAATGTGTCGGCTCTTAAGTAGATCCCACTCCACTTCCTGATTGAATGTATCCATGATAGCATTAAACTTCTCTGCGTACAGGGGAAAGTCTGTCAGGAATATACGGAAGTCCCAACTAAAACAACGAGGCTCTGGGTATTTACGCTTGCTAGGGCCTCGCTGACCGGGCCTGCGCGGTGTTTGTGATTGATATGATGCAGAACAAATCGGTGCCCAAATGCCTTCATATGCGCCCCAGCCGCCACTACCAGGATAAGTTAATGTCTTAGTAAAGTTGCCACTGGAACCAAAAGTCTCTTCATTTTCATCAGCATAACGAATCCATACTCGACCAGAAAACCCTGGATAGTTACGCACACCTTTAGCGGCTTCATTTCTACCGCCCCAGTTTGTAACTCCGGCGATAGGCGCGTAGTGTGAATTGCTAACTGCTTTATCGTATTTGATATCCCAGGCAAAGCCAAGAACAGAATCGGTGGCATTAATTACAGCTATACACGCCTCTGCAATTTCATCAAGAGTCTCTGGCTCTTTGCCGTAAATGTTTCTGATTAGTAGTTGCTTTCCGTGTAACATTATATGCCCTTTATTAAGTCGTGTATTTCTTTTGTGTTTGTTGGGTACGGCACGTCGTCAAACAACCGACCATCCCAAATATTAAACATCGAAGTTAACCGTCTATTCATACTATACTTTCACCGTTAACAATACCATCTAATAATGTCGAGGCTGTTGTGTAATGTGTGTAACCTTGATTCTTATTAATGAACTCGTGCCATAGTGTAATAAGGGAATCATTAATCGTAAGCTGCCTGTTTAGAAACTCGGCAACCCGTTGCAATTCTATTAGAAACTCCTGCAATGAAAAGAATGCTTCAAATCTAAAATCAAACTTTACGTTAGGTAAAGCACACTCTTTATATAATCCTATCTCTTCGTGAAATTGCTTGTGTTCTAATTTACCGTACCAATTTTCTTTATGTCTGGCTACTAATTCTTCAGTGCGGTGTTCAGTTTGATCTCTGTAACCATCTCTGACAAAATTTACTTTAAAAAAGAAATTCACCATCCATATATAATCATATTTTAACTGGCTACAATGCTTAATAAAAATAATTGGAAGTGTTGGTGATACTGGTCTTTTTCTTACAGTGGCATGTGTACTGTGAACCCGTCTTATTACTTGCTGATAATTAGGATCCTCTGCAAAGCCATCGCATGTACCCATTTCATCAAACAAGTCGTCAGTCATATCTATATTATAGATGTACTTGCTCATTACATATTCTAAAAAATGACCGTGCTGCCCACTGCAAAAATCTATTACTACATCGGGCTCATTTTTCATTTAAATCTTTTCGCCTACCTCAAATCCGCGGAAGCCTTCAAAGCGTGGGAACCGTAAGCTGTATGTACCGTCCTGGTTCTGTGTAACAACATCTGCTTTCACTTCAGCAATGAAGCCTTTAAGTTCGGTACGTCTTGCCCAAAAATCATCGCGGTCCTTATCACTAAACCCACCGCCTACGTTAACTTTAATTTCGCGTCCGTCGTCAACACCTTCACATACTAGCGCACCAAGTCTTCCTGCGTTGCGTCCAGTACCTTCTTCGAAGTCGATAACTTCAAGGTCTACTGTAATGGTAGGCTTCCACTTCATCCACGACGTGCGTCGTTTGCACAAGTACGGAGCGTCTGGGTCCTTAATCATTATGCCTTCATATCCAAGTTCGATTTGTTCCTCTGCGAACCGTTGCATAATGTTATTGCCTTCTGCTGTGTCTAAATCAACTTCAATGCCGCTAATGATATGCAGACTTGGGCATGTTGCGTTGACGCGATCCTTAATAGATCCCAACCAATCAGTTGTGCGTTTACCTTGTGGCACGTTCCACTTGCCGCGGTTAAAGTCTGTAAGCGGTATAACATCAAAGATGCTGTAAACTGCGCTGGTTGTATCAATGTCTGTTTTGCGTTGTGCTTGCTTCATCAGTGCTTGGAAGTTTTCACTTATAATTTCACCGTCAAGTACAAACTTTGTAATTCTGTTCTCGGACCACGGACTGTTTGTGTAAAGTTTTACACATTCAATCAACTGTGCTTCAATGTGTGGAAAGTTGTTAAGAGGTTTACCGTTGCGGCTATGCATAGTAACCTTTGTTTTTTCTGGAAAAGAAATATCAACAATTGCTAATGCGCGGATGCCATCTAGCTTAGGTTCAAGTATCTTCTTACCTATAAGCTTCTTTGGATGCTTTGCGCTGTCTGTTGCAAGCTGACATTCAAAAATTGGAATTTCGTATTTTGTACCTTTGAGTACTTTGTTGAATGAACTAATAGTTGCGCCAACACGTAAGTCCTTAAGGATAACTGGACGGAGTAAGCTGTTCCACAAATCACTTGAGTAATCCATGCTCGCACGTTCCAATTCTGCTATTGCGGCGTTACCTGTAAACTCTCTTGCTTGTAATGACTGGAGCAAATCAATAAAGTCGTTCACTGTGCCTGTGTTAGATGAAATGCCAGTTGTATCAGGCACCTTCTTAGTGTTGTATACGTTGAATGGATTATAAGCGTACCATGCCAGGTTCAGGAAGTCATCTGCATCAGTAGCACCAATATTAGCGGCTTCTAATGCTTGCTTAATTACATCAAGTTTATGTAATTTGCTGTTTGATTCGTTTAACTTGTGTATCCAATTGTGTGGCATTGCGAGCTTCTCCTAGTTATTTCAGTAATTATAGCTGGGCTATACCAAAAGATCAACCATTTATAGGGATTTTTAGGAGATATTTCCTGGTTCTACTAGTGAATTTTGATCGTTAATCAGATTGTCCGACTGTACTCCAGATTCTGCTAATTTTGATAGGTTTCTGCCTTCGCGCATTGAAGCAGTAACAGCGTTACCACCCTGTGTGTCTGTCGCCATTGCTTCAAGTATTACTGCGATATCACCCTTGTTTGTTTTCTTACCATATGAGTGCAAGTTTTCTGAAAAAGATCGAGTAGTCTTATCATCCTTTGGCAGCCCGTTCAAGGCCGGATCGCCTGTTTCGAAGCCAGGTACATAAGTAGTTTCAAATTGTATGTCAGCTGCCCACAATTGCTTAATTTCGTTTACAACAGAATCAGTCGAACTAAGAAATGCTGTAGTCGCATCAGCAGTTTCAGTTGGGTATGCTGCCATGAGCGCAAGAGCGGCAGTGTTTAGTTCAGGTGTCAGAATGTTCATTGCTGAGTTTCTCGACGGCCATAAACCTTGTCCCGGAAGCCCAGGTGGAATATCAACCTCTCCTGGATTTACAGTATCGTATACACCGGTAACGACGTTACGCATGATCAGAAGCACTTCTTCTATGTCATCAAGTGCGTTGACAGTTTCTAACATATCAATAACAGTATTCATAATATCAGTGTTTGTGCTCTGCGGCAAACCTGCGGCGGCACCAATAATATCAGTAAGATAAAATGTTCCATCAGGACCAGTGCCACCTTCAAATTCTGCCAATATAGCATCAGTGGTTGCAGTTGGTAGTGGTTCTGTTAACCCGCCAGTCGCATCGAGCCCATCATTCCCTTCTATAGATGATGCTGCCGAACCAATCAGCTGCGGTGTAGATTTTGCGATACCTTTTATTTGCATTAGCGAAATACAAAATGCGTAGTTAGCTTTTGCTTGGGTGTCTGGCATGTATGCCGTTGCAGGAGTAGTAAAGGCTGCAACATAATCTGCAATGGTGCCGTTCGTATCAATATAAATATCTTCCACTACACCGTTATTCAATGATGTTAGCGTTTGAAAAGTGCCCGGAAACACTTTAGTTAAGTCTAGTAGATCCGATAACACTACAATACCCGGAGTTACAAATCCTAACACATCTAGAATTTCTTCTAGGCCACTGCCGGTAACTTGCGTGAACGCATCATAACAACGTTTCTGTGTAGCCGGTTTTAATTCACGCGTCTGGTCATCGCTAATTACGTTCTGTAAGTCAAATACATCGATACCCTGTAATGCTAATTCATCAGCAATAGACGTTAACATGTTTACTCGCATTAACGATTCTACTAGAGCTTGTGGTGTTCCGATAGCACCCAATTTCGTGAAGCTAAACAAATTGCCAGAGTTAATTAACTCCGTCCCCCATGCCTGGACCTCTGTGTTAACCGCGGTAATGTTGCCTGACATTAGTGCGTCCATTGAGGTAAAAGTTTGCTCGGTTAATTTAGCACCATTAACAGCACTATTGATATACTTGTTTGCAGTTTGCATCTGACTCATTGCAATCATTAAGTAGAGTGCAAACTGACCGTTACTTGGGAATATGTTGGTTAGGTGCTGATTAAGAAGTGTATCAAAGTTTGTTGTATCAACAGCTTGTGCCGTTGGTGTTACGTTAGTTAAGAACGGTACGGTATTATCCAATGCATGTGTAACAGCATCAATTTTAGCCTGTGAAATTCCGTCTGGGTTTCCTCCACTAACGAGGTCAGATTGGAGGACTGCTATTGTATTTGTGTAATTAACAACAATTGGTTGACTAGTGTATGTACTAATATTTGAATCCGTATTAATTTCGAGTGCTGTATCATCTATCAGCCCCTCGCCTGCCATTAATATTAATGGAGTAAGTGATCCTGGCATGTTATGCTCCTACCGTTACAGTGCCGGCGCCCGCTGTCCGTACATGACCACAGGTATCGATGTTGCCAGTATGTTGAACTGGTTTGCCCTCACATTTAACTGTAGAGCTTCCGCCCACTGTAGTTGCGGAGCCATGCTTAGAGCATCCTTTTTTCGGGTAACACGGATGTGGTGTCACAGGACTACCAGGTAGCATCACTGCGCTACCTTCACATTTTACAGTTCCTGCGCCAACGGTTGCGACACCACCAGCTGCATTAACATCTCCTTTTCTAACTACGTTTGGCATGTAGTTATTTATCCAGTGATAATTTGCTTGTTGCCAGGTGTTAGTATGTCTGACTGTGGTTTAATTGATTCTTCGTATGCTTCTTTAACATCGTCACGGCATGGTAAAATCATTGCTATGCCTATATGTTTTAATACAGCCGGTTTTCCAAATTCTGCTGTAAACATCACAGGCAGGAATTCCATTCCTTTATTACCCTGGCCAATTGTTAACGGTGATTCTAATGTGTAGCCGTCATCTGTAAGGTCAGTAATTCTAGCTACTACTTCCTGTCCGCAAGTTAGTTTAAATGCGTATACTTCGTCTTTCTTAATTTCCATTGATCTTGTTAATCCTCTGTTGTATTTGTTTAATTGATAGTTCTTTAAAAGCTGAGAATCCACCCTCAACAAGTAATGAATTGTTCACGTATAATTGTGGTACTGAACGATGTCCTTCGCTAATTAGAAATTCGCGGGCTGCGTCATCTTCATCTATACGTACTTCATCGTATACAAACCCATGGCGCGTTAATAACGCTTTGGCTTTCGCACAATCCGGGCAACTCTCCTTACTATACACTTTAATCATTTCATTCCTCCATAATATTAAAGGTCGAAACCTTTAAACGTATCGTCATCTACGTCTTGTTTGGTACCGCCAACAATATAACTTGAAAGCTGTACCTCCTGTGGTGCTACTTGTACGTTGCCACCTGC